CACAGTGGGAAGCACCAACACCATATCCTACAGATGACAAAAGATATACATGGGACGAAGCAACTACATCTTGGGTTGAAGTACCCGTAGGTGAATAATGAAGATCCTAGTTGGGGTTTTAATTGTACTTTGTTTACTTGGCTGGGTACATTGTTTAGGGGGTTAATATGAATATGGATAAAATAGCAAATATGTTGTTCCCAGTAATAGTCTCGGCTATTGCTTGGTTACTTACTTCAATGGCGTCTATACAAGCAGACCTCATCAGCATTAAATCTAAAATGCCTAACCTTATTACAGAACAAGGTGTACCGACTGACAGCCCAATCTCAGTAGAAGCTAGAGCAAGACTCAAAGAAGAATTAAAAGCTCAAATGGGCGAACTTAACGTACGTATTAGAATTTTAGAAGAACATGACATGCAAAGGAAGGGTAAATAATGTTTAGTATTCTCTCATCTATACTAGGCTTTGCAACTGCAGGATTACCTAGCATACTAGGGTTCTTCCAACAGAAAGGTGATCAGTCTCATGAACGTGAGATGGCTAGATTACAGAATGAACAGACTATGGCTATGGCTCAGGCTGGTTTTGTAGCACAAGAGAAGGTAGCTGCTATTGAATTAGAAGGTACTTATGCTGAAACATTTGCACAAGAAAGACAAGCACTTTATGAACATGATGCTAAGATTGTTTCGGAAGCTGCACCTTGGGTCAAGACTCTTAACGCTTCGGTTAGACCTATTGTTGCTTTTACTTTTGTGGGTTTGTTGTTATTTGTTGATATAGCTGGTTTTATCTGGGCTGTAAACACTGTAGGGTTTAGTAGAGAAGCTATGGATGTAATCTTCTCTAGTGATGAAATGGCTATTGTAGGTTCTATTATCGGCTTTTACTTTGGTGCTAGGACTTGGGAAAAGAAATAAGTGAATGTATCAAAAGCTGCTATCCTACTTATCAAACATCACGAAGGTGTGCGTAGTCGCCCCTACCGTTGCCCTGCTGGGCTTTGGACTGTTGGTGTGGGTCACCTTATTGGGGATGGCAAATCACTGCCTGAATCTTGGAATAGAACTTTTTTACAAGAAGAAATAGATAAAATTCTTAAGTCTGACTTACGTAGGTTTGAGTTAGGCTTAACTAAACTGTTACCTAATATACCTCTTAAACAAAATGAGTTTGACGCTCTTGTCAGTTTTTGCTTTAATCTGGGTCTTGGATGCTTTCAGCGTTCAACCATCCGTCAAGCGTTGCTTCGTGGCAATAAAGAAGCTGCTATGGAATCGTTAGTAAAGTACTGCCGTGCAGGTGGTAAGATACTCAAAGGTTTACAAACAAGAAGATTAGACGAGAAAGCATTATTCGAAAGATAACATGAATCTTATTACTGTTGATACGTGTAAAGCAGTTTACAGAATGCTAAGTGAACTACCACCCTTCAACAAATTTGAGTTACCTAGACCTTCCGAGATAGAATTTTTAGTTGTAGATGATCCTGCAATGTATGGTCAATACCAACCTGAACCACACTGTATAACAATCAGTTCAGCTAAACAGAGTTATTTACAAACCCTAGAGAAAACAATGGCACATGAAATGGTGCATCTTATTTTATACCTTCAGGGTAAAAGATATGAGCTTCATAACAAAAACTTCTATAAACTAACATATCAAATAGCCGATATCTACGGCTGGGAACCCAAGGACTTATAATGCCTAACGAACATTTAACAGATGCTACTAAACATATTATTGATGGTGCATCTATTGCTACTGCTATAGGAACTATGATGCAAGTACTACCTGCTATTGCAGCTTTATTTACAATTGTTTGGACTTTAATTCGTATCTACGAAACAAAGACAGTACAAAAACTATTAGGTAAACATAAAGGATAAGTATGGCTACTTCAGGTACAACAACATTTAGCGTAACTCGTAATGACATTATACAGTCATCTTTACGTTTATTAGGTGTGCTTGAAGAAGGTGCACAACCTACGGCTAGTGCTATTGAGAATGCAAGTATGGTTCTTAATATGATGCTTAAAGATTGGATGACAGATGGCATTAAACTATGGACAGTTACTGAGTTAACTATTCCTTTAAAGTCTAACCAAACATCTTATACTATTGGACCATCTAGTACATATGATTTAAATACTAATAAACCTTTAAGACTTATTCAATCTTTCTTAAGAAATATATCTAATACTACTAATCAAGTTGCAGAGGTATCTTTACTTTCAGGTGGATCAGGTTATACAGTACAAGCTACTAATCCAGTATCATGTACTGGAGGATCTGGTACAGGTGCACAATTTAATTTAACTTATACTGGAGGTGTTGTTACTAAAGCTCTTCTTGCTAATAGTGGTGGTAACAATTATGCAGTAGGTGATGTTTTAACAATGTCTGGTGGTACCTTTACAACACCAGCAACTGTTACTGTAGACTCTCTTTTAAATACGTATATTGACTTACCTATGTCTATTCTTTCACAACAAGAATATAACATTCTAGGTTCTAAGTATAACACAGGTACAATAAACTCTGTGTACTATTGGCCTTATGCAACATATGGAGAACTTAAAGTATTCTTAACTCCTAATGCAAGTACATCAACTACTTATGAATTACATATTACTGTTCAACGTCCTATTGAGGATATTACTACAGCTAATCAAACATTTGACTTTCCATCAGAATGGTTTCAATGTTTACGTTGGGGTCTAGCTTCAGAATTAGCTGCTGACTATGGTCTTCCTACAGAAAGACTTGCAGGTGTTATTCAAAGAGCTGAAAACTATAAACAAAGATTAATGGCGTGGGATACAGAGTATGCTTCTACATTCTTCCAACCAGATATTAGAGCTCAAGTATTAAGGTTTAGATAATGTCCGAAACCTTACGATTACCAATGAACTATGGAGTAGAGTTTCGTAATGATACCACAGACAAAGGTTCTAAGATGGTTAACTGTTTTGCAGAAGACTATAATGGAACTATGTATGCAAAGAAAAGACCTGGATATACATCTTCAGGTGTAGATTTTGGTACAGGTACTGCACAAGGTTTATATACTTATGCTAATAGAATTTATGCTGTATTAAGCAATACTCTTTATCGTACTGATCTAACTACTACTACTACAGTAGGAACATTAACAGGAACTACAACTCCTTGCTATTTTACTAATACCCTTAATGATGGATATTTGTTTTTTCAAAAGGGTGATAAAGGTTATACCTACAATGGCACCACTCTAGCTCAAGTTAGAAGTGATGGTGTAGCTTTTATTAATATTACTGTAGGTGGTACAGGATATGCATCTCCACCTACTGTAACTTTTGGTCCTGAGTGGCAAGCTACTACAGCTTATAATCTTAATGATCAAGTAGCTTATGGAGCTAACTTATATACAGTAACAGTAGCCGGTACTACAGCATCTACTGCACCTACATTTACTAGTGGATCACAAGTAGATGGTACTGCTACATTAACTTATGCAGGAAATAGAGCTACAGGAAGTTCTTCTATATCAGGTGGTATTGTAACAGATATTGTTATTACTAATGCAGGTACAGGTTACTTAAATGCTCCTACAATTACAATAGCAGCACCTGGAGGTGCAGGTATACAAGCTGCTGCTACTTGTACTTTAAATGGTTTTCCTACAGGTAATATTGTACCAGGTACTGCTTACTTTGATACTTATGTATTTGTAATGACAGAAGATGGTAAGATCTGGAATAGTGAGCCTAATGATCCTACTAAATGGGATGCATTAAACTACATTACTGCAGAAGCAGAACCAGACAAAGGTGTAGCCTTAGCTAAACACTTTAACTATTTATTAGCTTTTGGTCAATGGTCTACAGAGTTCTTCTATGATGCAGCTCAACCAATAGGATCGCCATTATTACCTAACCCTACATTCCGTATTGAGTTTGGATGTGCTAATGGTAACTCAGTAGTAGAAATGCAACAAACAGTTGTATGGGTAGCTGTAGGACGTAATACTGGTAGAACAGTTCTTATGTTAGATGGTACAAGACCTGTACAAATTTCAGATGTATCAGTAGAAAGAATACTAAACCAATCTAGTTTACAAAATGTAAGATCATACTCTTTAAAAGTATCTGGTCATTACTTTTATGTACTTAACTTATTAGATGATGATTTAACTCTTGTTTGTGATATTAAATCTAAACAATGGTCTATTTGGACATCTTATGTTAATGGGCAAGAAACTATATTAGACGGAGTATTTTTTACTTCTTATAATAATGAAGCATATGCACTTGACAATGACAACGGAGTATTGTATAATATTAGTGAGCATACTTATACTGATTTAGTTGGTCCTATCCAATTTAGAATCAGAACTCCTCTTATAGATGCTAACTCTACTAAACGTAAGTTTATTGGTAGACTAGAAATAGTAGGTGATAAGATTGGTGCTACCC